GGCCTGCGAGCCGAGCGCACCGTGAACTGGATGAAGCGTCGGCCCGAGGCGGTCGTCGTCCTCGGCGGCGTGAACTGGGGCGACGCCACGGTCCCGTAAGCCTCCACAGCGCCCGGCGGTTGATCCCGCCGGGCGCGCCTTTCAGCCTCCGGAGCTTGCGTCATGCCCACCTATCGAACCCGCAACCTGACGGCGCGGGAAAACCAGCTAGTTGATCGCCTCGCGGTCCTGCCGCGATACGCCAAGGTCGTCGAGCGCCTGCGTCCTCCGCTGCCGAAGGCTCAAGCCAAGGCCGCGCCGAAGGTCGAGCCCGTCGAGGAAGCTCAGGACGAGCCCGCGAAAGTGGGCAAGCCGAAGCCGAAGCCCTCGGCCCGTTAGATGAAGGTCCCGGCCTTCCTGGCACGCGCCTTCCCGCCGTCGCGGGCGAGCGCGAGCGCCTCCGCTGTCGCGCCTCCTGGGGCGGGCGGCGGCTGGCTGCGCGTGTTTGAGAGCCATACCGGCGCGTGGCAGCAGAACGTCGTCCTCGACCGTGAAAGCCTGCTGACCTATTTCGCCGTTTACGCCTGTCTGACCCTGATCGCGGCCGATATCGCGAAGCTGCGGATCAAGCTCGTCGAGCAGGACGCCGACGGCATCTGGACCGAGCGGCAGAGCGCCGCTTTCTCGCCGGTCCTGCGGAAGCCGAACCGTTATCAAAATCGGATCCAGTTCTGGGAAAGCTGGGTTTTGTCCAAGCTGACCCGAGGCAACACCTACGCCTTGAAAGAGCGCGATGCTCGCGGGGTCGTGGTCGGCCTGCATATCCTCGACCCGGATCGGACCCTGCCGATGATCGCGGCCGACGGCTCGATCTTCTATCAGGTCGATGGAACGCGGCTGCTCGGCGGCGAGGGCGAAAGCGTCCTGATCCCGAGCCGCGAGATCATCCATGACCGGATGAACTGCCTCTATCATCCGCTCGTCGGAACCTCGCCGATCTGGGCGGCGGCGTCGGCCGCGACGCAGGGTCTCGCGATCCAGAAGGGCAGCGCCAAGTTCTTCCAGAACGCCTCGCAGCCCGGCGGCGTGCTGACCGCGCCCGGCGCTATCGCCGACACGACGGCGGCAAGGCTCAAGGCGTCCTGGGAAGAGAATTTCTCCGGCGAGAACGCGGGCCGGGTCGCGGTCCTCGGCGACGGTCTGAAATACGAACGGCTCGCCCTGACCTCCGTCGAGGCGCAACTGATCGAGCAACTCAAGTGGACGGCCGATGTCGCCTGCTCGGTCTTTCACGTCCCGCCGTACAAAATCGGCCTCGGGACGATGCCGACCTATAACAACGTTCAAGCCCTGAACGTCGAGTACTACAGCCAGTGTTTGCAGAGCTTGATCGAAGCCGCCGAGCTTTGCCTCGACGAGGGCCTCGAATATCCGCTCGGCGTCGGCACCGAGTTCGATGTCGATAACCTGCTGCGGATGGACAGCGTCACGCAGATGTCGGTCCTTAAGGAAGGGATCGGCTCGTCGATTTACGCGCCGAACGAAGCCCGCCGGAAGCTCGATCTGCCGCCGGTTCCGGGCGGCGAGAGCCCACTGTCGCAGCAGCAATACTACTCGCTCGAAGCGCTCTCGAAGCGCGATCCGCCTGCGGCTCCGGGCGCGGCTGTTCCCGCTGTGACCGATGTGACCGACGACGAGGAAGACACCGCCGACGACGAGCCGCCGGACGAGATCACCGACGACAGGGCAAAGCGGCTGATGGCGCTGCTCGGCCGTCAAATCGCGGAGGGTCTCAATGCCTGACCTCGAAACCTTCATGGGCTCGCTCGGCGCGGAGGTCATCGCCGCCATTCAGCCAGCGTTGCAACGGCTTGAGGCCGAGATGACGCGGCGGCTCGATCTGATCGAGGCGACGCTGATCCGCGACGCGCTGATCGACGCCAACGGCGAGCTTCTGCTGCAATTCGGTGACGGCGAGACGAGGAGCCTCGGCCGCGTGACGGCCCAGGACGGCCGAGACGGTCGCGACGGGGCCGACGCCTCGCCGATAGACCTTTCCCCGCTCCTGGCGCGTCTGGACGCCCTGACGACCCTTTCTGTGACCGGAAGCCTGATCGATCGCTCGGGCGAGTTGCTGCTGCTGCGCGCTGACGGCTCAAGCCTGAACGCCGGGAAGGTGGTCGGCCGCGACGGGATCGACGGGAAAGACGGCGAGATCGGTCCGGCCGGGCTCGGGTTCGATGACCTCGACGTGACGCTCGCCGCCGACGGCCGGACGATCACAATCACCTTCGAGCGTGAGGACATCTCCGAGGCGTTCGAGCTTGAACTGCCGCTGATGATTTATCGCGGCGTCTATGAGGCCGGGACCGAGTACCGCAGCGGCGATGCGGTTACGTTCGGCGGCTCGGCGTGGGTCGCCAATCGCCCCACGACGACGCGGCCCGGCGAAGGGGCTGACTGGACCCTCGCGGTGAAACGGGGCCGCGACGGGAAGGACTTCGCCGGGCCGACGCTCTCCGCGCCGAAGGTCGTCAAGACGGAGGCTCGCTGATGGTCGCGCTTGTCACCGAAGTCGAGGCGCTGCGGCAGCTTCGCCTAAACCCGGCCGCGCTGTCGGCCGAGGAACTCGCCGACGTGATGTTTAAGGCCGATCAGGCGTCGGCGATCATCGTCGATTACCTGAAACTTCCGTTCGACGACGGGCCGCTGGTGAACCCGCTGATCTTCCCGCCGGTCGTCGGCCCGTTCTGGACCGAGGCGACGACGCCGACGCTCGTTAAGGCCGCGATCCTGCTGATCCTGACATCGCTGTACGACGGCCGGACCCCGGACGACCCGCTGCTCTCGGAGCAGATCACGGCGATCCTTCACCGGATGCGGACCCCAGCCCTGGCCTAGCGATGCGCGTGCTGATCCTTCGAGATCGACGGTTCACGCCGCCGGGGCTGCACCGGATGTCGGTCCACTACACGCCCGGCCTTCAATGCACGGTGCGCCGATCCTGGGGCGCGCTGCTCGTCGCGGCCGGTGACGCGGTCGAGATCGAACCGCCGAGCCGCGATCAACGGAAAGCCTAGCCGATGTTGCAGAAGCGAAACCGAGCGCTCGCCGGGCTGCTGCGCGAGAGCGTGACCCTGCAACGCCGAAGCCTGGACGTGAACGGCGATCCGCTCGGACCCTGGATCGACATCTTCGCCACTCCGGCCCGCGTGCTGTCGCGGACGGCGGGCGAGGCGGTCGCGGCCCAGCGCGTGACCGGCGTGCAGCCTGTCGAGGTGACGCTGCGGCTTGATCGTTACTCGGCGCTGATCGACACCGACTGGCGGCTGATGTGGCTCGGCTGGCCCTTCGAGATTACGACCGTCGCGCCGGACGAGGTTCAGGCGCTTCTGGTCCTGATGGCGGTCCGCAGCCGTGCCGATTAGCGCCCAGCAGCGGGCCGCGAACAAAGCGGTCAGGGTCGCCAATCTCGAACGGTTCAAGAAACGAGTTCTGGCGCTCGCGGGACCGCAGGCCGAGGCGGCAATCGCCAAGGCGAACGCGCTCAACGCCCAGGACTTCCGCTCGACCGTCGAGAGGATCATTCCGCGCGGCGAGCCCGAAGGCGGAAGGCTTGTCGATAGCCTTGTCACCGAGAGCGTCCCGCCGACCGGGACCAGCGTCTCGATTGGCAATCCCGAGACGCCTTATCCGCTGCATCTGGAAACCGGCCACAAGGACCGGGCCGGGAATTTCGTGCCGGGCCGGGCGTACTGGTTCCCCTCCAAGCAGGTGACGAAGAAGAGGGCGCACGGCCGACTTGTCCGGGCCGAGCGGATCGCGATCAAGGCGGCGATGGCGGCTGGCGCAGGAGGCTCCGATGAGTGACCCGGCCGTCGCCTTCCACGTCGCCCAGGACGCGGCGCTGCGAGCCTCGGCAGACCTCGCGCTGCTGTTCCCCGACGGGCGAGCGCGGGTCTATTCGGTCGTTCCGCAGAACGCGCCGATGCCCTTTATCCGGATCGGTGACGATCAGGTCGTCGAGGACAGCGACGAGTGTGTCAGCGCCTCGGAGATTTTCGCCCAGGTCCATATCTGGACCGAGCCCGACCCGCCCGACGTGCAACTCGGCCGACAGATCGCCGGGATTGTTCGCGGCCTGCTGCGTGACCTCGCCGTGACCGGCTTCGATCTGGTCCTCGGCGAGTTCGTCGATACCCGGCACCTGACCGACCCCGACGGCTCAAGCCACGCGCTGCTGACCTTCCATTACCTGCTGACCACAAACCCCGAACCGGAGGCGTTACCGCTATGACCGCAGTCAAACATGCTCGCGGCGTGAAGCTGCTTATCAAGGTCGGCCAAGCCGACGGCCCGCCCGAAACCTTCGAGGCGTTCTGCACCGTCAACGCCGCCCGCTCGATCTCCGGCGAGGCCGCGACGAACGATTTCAACATCCCCGATTGCGAGGACCCCGACGCGATGGGCTGGCTGGCCCGCGAGAAGGTGTCGCTGTCCTACTCGCTCAATGGCTCGGGCATCCTCAACACGCCCGATGTCATCATCTTCGCCGAGTACCTCGCCGACCCGCTCTCGCGGAACTGCGAGATCATCGTCGATGTCCCGGCCGTCGATGGCGGGGTCATCTTCGCCGGGAAATTCCACCTGACCACGTTCGAGATCACCGGAGATCGCGGCGCGAAGATGGAGGCGTCGATCACGATGGTCAGCGACGGCGAAGTGACCGTGACGGCGGTCGCCGCGCTCGCCGCCGACGACGAGGAAGACGAAGCGTTGACCCGGACGCGCTCGACCCGTTCGACGCGCCGAGTTCCCGAGGCCGCGTGAGCCGCTCGGGCGAGATCGTCCGGGCCTGGGGCGACGCTGATCGGACCTTTCGGCTCGGCATCGGCGAATGGCGAAAAATCCAGGAAACCTGCGACGCCGGACCCGGAGAGATCGCCGGGCGTCTCGCGGGCTGGTCGGCAACCCGGCAGGCGAACCCGAAGGCCGGGCTGCTGCAACTTCTCGTGGCTGGCGCGGTCGGGGCTTGGCGGGTCGATGACATCCGCGAGCCGCTCTATCGCGGCCTGATCGGCGGCGGTCTCGACCCGACCTCGGCCGGGAAGCTGATGCGCGAACTGCACGACGAACGACCGCTGCTTGAGAACCTCGATCTCGCGCTCGCGGTGGTCCTGGCGTCGCTGATCGGGGCCGGAGACGAGCCGGTGGGGGAAGCCGAGGGGAAGGGTCAGGAGACGGCGAGGCCGCCCTTCCCCGAGGCAAGCTCAGGTTCGCCAACTACTACGGAGCCGGTGCCGTAATGGGCTTCACGCCCGCCCAGATCGACGCCTGTTCGCTCTGGGAATTTCTCGCCTGTCGCGACGGCTGGATCGCCGCGAACTCGTCGCCCGAAACCGCGCCGCCGCCGACTGCGGCCGAGCATGACGCGATGCTCGCGAAGTGGGGATGACCGATGGCTACCGAAGTTGACCGGCTCGTCGTCGTCTTCGACGCGAATTTC